GTCAATGCAATACCGGAATTTTGCACAAAATTTTACGTCTGTTTTTGTGCATTTTGTATACCTTGCATCCTGTATCACATTCCCCCGGCGTTTTTAGCATATGCCTTTATTTTGCGTTTAAATGCCCTACACGCGCTTTTTGTTAAAACCATGTATCTATATACCCCGCCCCGGATTTTTTCAATGTAGCCCCCATAGCGTTGAAATTTGAAAACCACTCGACCGCCGATTTTTTGTTCTTTTTTTGTTCTTTTTTATAGTGTAAACCATAGTTTTTGCCCCTGTTTTTAGCGTCAAAAAGTTCTGCTTTTCGCACTTTTTCGGATTTTTTCATTTTTCGGCTTTTTTCGGCTTTTCAGCGCGTTTTTTGTTTTCCCCACATTGACGGTTATTTGTAGCTTATTTTTGATGTTTTGCCCCACTTTGCTATACATGACAAATTGTTATGGATAATTGTAGTATTACGTTTTGTTATTTATAGGGGGTATAAGTTTTACTTATGGGTAACGCCCCCGCATTGACTACTTGCCAAATTCCTACTGTTTTAGTAGGAATTAAACTAAATCCTACTGAAATAGTAGGAATTAAAAAGTTCGCATTTCGTACATAATGCGAACCGTTGACGGGCTTTTTCGGGCTTGCAAGCGGGCTTTTCCGGGCTGCATCCGGGCGGGCGGGCTGTCAGCCGCACCCGAGGGGTAATTAGAGATGACTAACTGGGCGGGGGTAACCCCCTCAAACACCCCAAAAACCAAAAAAGACCCACCTCGCAGGTGAGCCAGAGTGAGACAAAGGGTGATCCATTGGAACATTAAAAAATTTGAAGTACTTTAGACAAAAATCTGATTGTGTCTAAATCGTACACAGTTTGTTCATAAAAAAGCGATCCAATACCTCTATTGGCAACATATTGTCGCACCCCATTGGAACATCAAAAAAGCCCGTATTTATTGGGTTTTTTTAATATATGATCCAATGATCCAATAAAATAGTATATTTATCTTTAGCAGTAAAAATATAATTTGGAAAAGAATAGAAAATATTGGAACAATTGGAACATTGGAACAGCTTCAAGAATTTTAAGGAATTTTTTTGAAGAACTTCAAGGATTACTTCAGAATAAGTTCAACTACGGCTGTCAAGTAAAAACCCTTGACACTTGACGAAACTATGATAAAATGGACGAGGTTGAGACTGAGACGAAACTAACTCTGATATCGGGGGAATGGGAATGGGAATGAACTATGAACGGTTAGTGAACGGGATGATAGAGATGGGCGAAGCGGGGGACTTGACCCCATTGGCTGACGCTCTGGAGATGTGCAAGGCGTATGAGAAAGAGGACGCATCTATAATCTACGGGGCTGACGGAAACACGGGAAACCCCGACATCATCTTTGATGACGAGAACTTTGCTCATGCACACGCACTGGCGCGCAGAGTGCGGAGCGCGGCGAACAAACTTGTGCGGGACGGGTACGGACAGGACGCGCTTGATCTGTACTACGCGACTCACCTGTTTGACGCGCCCTACGTCTTTGATTCTTTCTGCATCTACATCGAAAAAGACAGAGAACCGCGCAAGCAGTTCTATATGCCCCGGCGAAAGCAGTTGCTTCCGATAGCCGAAGCGTTACAGGACTTGGAAGACGGGAAGCTATACCTGCTTGGGATCAGCCAACCACCCGGCACAGGCAAGACAACACTGGCTGAGTTCTTCTTGGCATGGACGAGTGGCAAGCACCCGGAACTGGCGAACCTTGTAGGATCGCACAGCAACACGTTCTTGGACGGAATGTACGGGGAAATGTTACGAATCTTTGACAAGAATGGGGACTACCGATGGACGGATGTATTCCCCGGACTCAGAGTCATCAGCACCCGCGCACGGGAGCGCATGATTGACATTGGTGCATCCCGGAAGCAAGCCAAAAGATTCGCCACAGTCGAGTTTGGCTCAATTGGCGCGCAACTCGCAGGTAGACTCCGCGCACAGAATCTCTTGTACTGCGATGACTTAGTAGACTCCATCGAAACCGCCATGAGCATGGACAGATTGGATAAGCTGTGGCAAGCGTACTACACTGACCTGCGGCAGAGGAAGATCGGTGACCGTTGCAAGGAACTCCATATCTGCACACGGTGGTCAGTACATGACATTGTTGGGCGGCTTGAGCGGGAGTATGAGGGTGATCCCCGTGTGCGGTTTCTGGCGTTCCCGGCACTGAACGAGGATGACGAGTCGAACTTCGATTACCCGTTCGGGCTTGGCTACACCACCGCAGACCTGCGGAAACAGCGCGAACTGATGGACACCCCATCTTGGAACGCCCTATTCCAGAATCAGCCGATTGAAAGAGAGGGGCAACTCTACGAAGAGTCTGAACTGCGCAGGTTCTTTGAACTCCCGGACATCGAACCAGACAACATCATCGCATTCTGCGACACAAAGGAGCAAGGCAAGGACTTCTGCGTCATGCCTATCGTGTATCAGTACGGGCGCGACTACTATATCGACAAGTTTATCTGCGATAATGGCAAGGTAGAGGTTCTGGAAGAGCGTGTAGCCCGCGCACTTGTGGACAACAACGTCAAAAACTGCCGCATTGAGTCGAACCGTGGCGGTACATTGTTCGCCCAGAACGTCCAGAGCCGACTCAAAGAGTTGGGCGGGACTACAAACATCACAACAAAGTGGACTCAGACCAACAAAGAGACGAGAATACAGGCGAACTCTGGCACTGCGAAGTCGATCTTGCTATTCAAAGACCCAAGCCTGTACCCCAAAGACAAGGAATACAGGCTTGCAATGACTCAGCTTTGTTCCTACTCCATGATGGGCAAAAATAAGCACGATGACGTACCAGACGCACTCGCAATGCTTGTAGATTACCTGCGGGAGCAGAATTTTGTTAAAGTTTCTATCATGAAACGCACATTTTAAGCACAAAAAACGCTAAATATAGTAGGTGTCAAGGTAAATCACTTGACAGCTTGCACAATTTATGGTACTATGCTATGGGATAGAAGTGGGCTTTTTCTTCTTTTCACCCTCCTTTACTTTTTGGGGGCGGTATCTTTCTTCCTTTCGTACCGCCCCCGCCTTTTAGGAGAATGGCTTATGACAGACGAAGCGATTAGAGCAGTTCAGAATATAGTTGCCACGGGCAAAGAAGCGATCGTGAAGAAAGAACACGGTAAGTGGATTGTTATTGAAAACGGGCGTAGGTTGGTTTACAAGGAAAAGTAAAAACTGATCCCGATAACAATTAGGTTTTCGGAAGAGTCAATTAGGACTATGGGATAAGCACCATAGTCTTTTTTTATTTAGCGGGGTGTGAATCTTGGCAGATAGCACTAACAAAAAATCAATAGTTCGCAATGATATGTTCGGGCGGCTCGACATCTACGCCACCTTTGAGGATATCAACGAGGACAATGTCAAAGAGGAACTGAACTCTGCGATGGTTTACCACATTCGCAATATGCTACAGGAAGACTTCCTGTACTGGTACACCAGAGGGGTTCAGCCTATTCTTAACCGCACAAAGGATGTCCGCGAGGACATCTTGAACATTGTGCAGGTTTGTACGGCAACCGAGATAGTGGATTTTAAGAATGGCTATCTGATTACACAGCCCCTCACCTATGTCTCCCGGCGTAAGGGAGTACAGGGAAAGCTGAAAAAGCTGAATGAGTACCTGTACCGCTCTGGCAAGGCTGACACCGACAACAAGGTTGCGGACTGGTTTCACCGGGTTGGCAAAGGCGTTCTCTTTGTCGAACCTAACGATGACCCGGAAGTTCCGTTCAAGACTTATGCACTTGACCCCCGCTCCGCATTTGTTGTCTATTCTCTGAAACCGGGCAACAAGCCTGTGTTCGCGGTCAACTATGTGATCCGCGATGCCGTTGCGATGTTCGATGTGTTCACCGAAAATTGGGTTTACCACCTGTCTGGCACACGGACAAGCAAGATGGCAACCACGCAGAAAGGTCATGACTACATGGCAACTGCGGTAAACCTTGATTCAATCGAGCCGAATGTGCTTGGGTACATTCCGATCATTGAATATAGATACAACAGCGTAAACACTTCTGCGTTTGAACTTGCGATCCCGCTCTTGGACGAGATCAGCAACCTAACCAGTAATGCCTGTGACGGCGTTGAGCAGTTTATCCAGTCACTCGCAATCGCTGTGAACTGCGAGTTCCCAGAGGGTACGACCTTATCGGACATTAGAAAAGCGGGATTCATCCAGTTCAGATCGGTTGGCGAAAATAAGGCTGACTTCAAGATGATGACGGAACAGCTTGACCAGTCCCAGACCAAGGTTCTGATCGACAGCCTGTATGACGAAGTTCTACGCATCTGCGCTATGCCAAGCAGAAGCAACGGACGGCAGTCCACCTATGACACAACTGGTGCGGCGGTACTTGCCAACTTTGGATGGTATCAAGCGGATGCGGCGGCACGGAATACGGAAGACCTGTTCAAAGAGTCTAACCGACAGTTTGACGCAATCATCGTGGAGATTCTGAAACGCAAGGGTCTGCTCGACATTGACATCAATGACTTTGAGTTGAACTTCGTGCGGAACGAAACCGCGAATGTCCAGTCCAAGGCACAGGCGTTCCAGACGCTCATGGCGGCGGGACTCCACCCCGAATTGGCGGCGGCAAAGTCTGGCATCTCCAACGATCCTGTCAAGGACATGAAGATGTCCGAGAAGTGGCTTGAGATGATCTGGGGTAATCCCAACAAAGTGGTTGAAGCTGAACAGACCAACGGTGGACAGGGCGAAGCCGAGATCGTTGAGTCTGACAATGACAACGGAGAAAACGAGACGGGTGGAGCGGTTTGATTAAGGTATCAATCATTTCGTGCTTCTACAACGAAGAGCAGTTTGTGGACAGATTGCTCGACAGCGTACCACGAAGACCCGATATTGAGGTCATCGCACGGGATGACGCTTCCACGGACGGAACTTACCAGAAACTCCTTGCATACCGTGACGCGCACCCGGAACTGAACCTGCGGGTCTACCACGATGATGTGAACCACGGAGCGTTTTACAACGGCAACCAGTGTCTTGAACTTGCAACAGGTGAGTACATTCACTTCCTTGACGGGGACGATTATCTCTACACGGATGCGTACAACGCCGCGATAGACTGGTTGGACGGTGTTACAGATTGTGTCTACATCAACCTGCAAATCAACAGCGGGATGACGTTCGTTCTGAACGAGGAATCAAGGACGCTTTTCTGCGCGCCGACAACAAAGTTCATGCGGAGAGAGTTCGGTGGGGACATACGTTTCCCGATGTCTGGGAAACTTGTGGATTGGGACTTCAACAACGAGTTGCTGAGTAGAAACCCTGTAAGCAAGTATACCAACATAACTGCATATCATTATAACCATCCGAGATCGGGTAGCGTTTGCGATTTAGTGACAAGGGGATTGATGTGAGATGTATAAGAATGTCTTCTACTGGAAGCACATCAACTGTATTGGTGGCGTTGAGACATTCCTGTATGAGATGGCGAAGAAGTATGGAAAGGATTATGACCTAACCCTTTTCTACAAGATTGGTGACCCGGAGCAGATTCGCAGGTACAAACAGTTCATGCGGGTGAAGAAGTATACCGGGCAGAAGATCAAATGCGAAAAGGCGTTCTTCGGTTGGGGTACTGACATTATCGACAACATTGAAGCCAAGGAATACTACCAGACGCTTCATGCGGACTATAAGGCACAAAACCTAAAGCCTTGCTACGATCCCCGTATCACCGCATACCTTGGTGTGTCACAGGCTGTCTGCGACACGTTTGAAGAACTCTTCAATCTCCCGGCTGAACTGTGCTACAACCCGCTGACGGTTGAGAAGCCACGGAAGATGCTTCGACTTGTTTCCGCAACAAGGCTGACAGCGGAAAAGGGAGCGCACCGCATTGCGATGCTTGCGAACGCTCTTGATAAAGAGGGAATCCCGTACACATGGGAAATCTTCACAAACAGCAAGTCCGAAGCCGCAAAGAACAAGAACCCAAATATTATCTTCCGCGATGTTCGGCTTGATATCCGGGACTTCATTGCGAACAGCAACTACCTTGTTCAGCTTTCCGATACAGAAGCGTATAGCTATTCCATTATAGAGTCCCTTGCGCTTGGTACTCCCGTGATTGTTACCCCGTGGGGTTGCCTTAAAGACCTTGGTGTCATAGACCGGGTGAACGCATTCATTCTCCCGTTTGACATGAGCGAAATTCCTGTCAAGGAAATCTACAAGGGCTTGAAGAAGTTCAAGTACGAAATCAGACAGGATAACTACACCAAGTATCTTGCACCCGGAAAGGGAGACTACGAAAAAGAAAAGCACGAACTCGTCAAAATCAAATGCATCAAAATCTACTATGACATTTTGCTCAAGGCAAACCAAGCATACGGAGACGAGCAGATTGTCGAGCGGGAACGCGCAGAGATGCTTGAAGACCTTGGCGTGGTTCAAATCATAGAGGAATAAACATGGCTTCCATACTGCCGTTCGATGAAATGAATAACTTCACCCTTAAGTTAAGGGCTATGTTCCCGGATGGCAGACTCCCGCCGGGGGAAGAAGCAAAACAGGAAGAGGAAGACATCATAGATGAAATGCTCGACCTGTACCTGCTTGCCTACGCGCAAGGCGTAGAGGTTACGTCACAGAGACTTGAAGTCATCCAGTTTCCCGGACAGGAACAGACTCCAACGCAGACCCAAGCACCCGGATCATCTGTGACTCCGTGGAGATACGAACCTACCATAGATGAAGTAATGAAAGTTATCGACAAGAAAGTGGCGGGCAAGGATTGGAGACAGAGAGTCGAAGAATACTTCTCAAACAGCGGAAGCGTGGACGATCTGGTGAGGATCGTGGAAACCGAGGTTCACCGGGACGCCAACGAAGCGGCACTCTCAACCGCAAAGCGGGCGGGGGCAAAGCAAAAGACATGGATGACCATGATGGACGAAAAGGTACGCGACACGCATTCCTATCTGGAAATGATGACTGTTGGTATTAACGAGGACTTCTACACCTACGATGGTGACCACGCATCTGCACCCGGCTTATTTGAACTGGCAGAGAACAATGTAAACTGCCGCTGTGAATTGTTGTTTAGCTGATCCATTCAGTTTTACATACCGTCAGTGAAGACGCAAAAACGCGTACGGTCATGACAAGACCTTAAAACGGAAAACATGGACAGGGAAGTCCTAAAAACGCAAAGGAGAATGAGATATGCGCATCGACACCACTAAGATCGAGAACTACGCAGAGATGTCCGCAGAGGACAAACTGAAAGCACTGGAAGCCTATGAGTTTGAAGTCCCCGCTCCGAAAGAGAGCGATGAAGTGAACAAACTCAAGACCGCGCTTTCCAAAGCGAACTCAGATGCCGCCGAGTGGAAGCGGCAGTTCCGTGAAAAGCAGACGGAACAGGAACGGACGGAAGCAGAGCGCAAGGAGCGCGAAGCGGCTGTCGAAGAAGAACTGCGGACGTTGCGCAGAGACAAGACGATCAGCGGGTACGTTGCGAACTGTCTTGCTCTTGGTTACGCACAGGACTTAGCACTCCGGGCGGCAGAGGCTATGGCTGACAACAATGCCGCCGAGATCATGGCTTGTCAGCAAGAATTTTTGGACGCGAAGACGAAAGAGATCGAAGCGAACGCGCTGA